TGAAGCTAAGGCTTACGTCGAAGCTGAGGTAGCTAAGATAGATGGGTTCCAAGATGATGATGTTTCTTTGGGCAATGTAGGCTCTGAGTTTATTAATCAGATCCAATCCATGCGAGACGGAACATACGCCCCGGTGCGGATTCCTACTGGTATAACTTCTCTTGATGCTAAGCTCCCAGAAGGTGGCATTGACAAGGGTGAAGTAATGGTTATCTCTGCACCAACGTCCTGCGGTAAGTCTCAGCTTGCTTTGAATATAGCACTCAGATTAGCTATACGTGACAAGAAGGGTGTAGCACTGTTTTCTCTTGAGATGCCTTCCGAGCAGGTATTTAAACGTATGGTTCAAATATCATCCTGCTGTAATATCGAGGAAGCAAACAAGAGCACGGACAAGGAAAAGGCGTTTAAGCCTATCGTAGAGGCTACTGATAAAATTAAGAAGTCGCCTATATATATCTACAATCATATCAGGAATATGAACGACCTGAGAGCTAAATGCAGGAACCTGAAGAGGAAGCATGATATATCTATGGTGGTCATAGATTATCTACAGCTTATCCCTTGGGATGGTAAGATGCAGAAGCACGACGGAATAGCAGAGGTAAGCCACGGGATTAAGCAGATGGCTATGGAGTTAAATGTTCCAGTAATACTACTAGCTCAGGTAAACAGAGAGGGTGCAAAGAGAGGTAAACTATCTATTTACGACCTCAAGGACTCAGGTGATATCGAGAATGATGCTGACGTTATCCTGATGATGTGGCCCACTTGCTTTGACATGGCTAAGAGCAAAAAACTTGACAAATCAGGTAAGCCGTATATTGATTTATCATACAGTCTTGTTAAGAACCGAGAGGGTGAACGAGACGTAGTTGACAAATTTATATTTGATAATTCAGTTGGCAGAATTTATTAATTTACTGGGAGAGGGGTAGCGGTAACGCCCCCACGGAGTTTTTAGATTATTTATACTCCGCTTTGATCTCCCTACTTTTTTCTTTGAACCGATACAAGATCACTTACATAAACTTTGACATGAAGGACGGTCATAGCTCTGTTGCATCTAAGTGGGCGCACGATGAGAAGTCCGCAGTCAGGCTCCTTCTTGCTAAGAACCCAGATAAAAACGGGTATTGTGTGTTTAAGCGCGGAGGAAGTGGGAAGATCCTTAAGGTAGAACAAGCTAGTTTCCTTGCTGTTGAGCCGGTGCGTTCATCTCCCCGCGACTAACAGCAGCCTGATCTTGCTCCATAGCTAGATTACCAAGGTTGGCTAATTCTTCTTGTAGATATACAGCCATTTCTGGATGGTCTCTTGAATACAAAGCCAAAGCTTTTAAGCCTTCTTCCGTAGCCATGAAAAGTGGCAACCACTGTCTAAACACAAGCGCAGCTTCTTGTGGCGTTTTTCTTGTCAGTAATTGTTTTAGCCCGGGTGTAGCAGCAAATCTTCCAAATAGGTATCTGCCCACATCTGGCAATAAGTCTCCTACTACGAATGTTGTTTGCATTCCTCCTGAGCCAGGTGAAATAACGGGCCTGACTCCAGGTAATCTTTTAGCTTCAGCCGTGCTATATTTTGCTACGTTTGCGATAGCTTCCATGTTATCGACCCACTCTTTTCCCAAAACTTCTGTAGCAACCTTTCGGATTTTAACATCTTTAAGTTTTGTTAGCATAATATCAGGGTCAAACAAAGGTTTACCCTGGCTGGTAACGGGATAGCTCACCTTAGAAGGTCTGGCTAATTCTACTATTTCCGTAGATAATTTATTTTTCAACGTGGCTAAACCAAATTCAGGTGATGACTCTTGTATGACCTTTACTAGTGATGATATTTCATCGGAAGAGTAATTGAGCAAAGAACCAATAGCTTCGGTAGCATCTTCTGCCGACATAGTTCCTTGTTTTTTAACTATAGCCTGAAACAGCTTGTTTTGTTCTTGCGTTGCTAGTTTAGCAGCAGCTTCAATTTTTGCATCTGCTATTTTTTGAGCGTTTTTTGCTTGGGTTGGTGTTCCTAGTGTGAGTATTTCTCTAAAAATATCATCTTCTACCTCGATAATTTTGCCCGTGGACTTAGCTAAATCGTTCAATCTATCTATTGCTTTTACTTTAAGTTCCCAGTTTCTAGGAAATAGCACACTCATAATGTCATTATTAACATTAACGCTCATTCCTTTTCCCAATTTAACTGTTCCGTTAAGACCAATTTCAGCTAGATAAGCTGATCTAAGTGCATCTAGAGCTTCTGACTTAGTAATACCTCCAGTGCCTGAGTTTTCTGGCAAGGCTTTTAAAACTTCTCTGACCGTTTTGGGATTAGAAAGCACCCTTTTAAGCACAGCTTCACCTCCCATAACCGCATATGTTTCACCTGGGATGCTTCCATACCCGCTACCAAAATCTGGTTTTATAAGGGGCTTTACGTCTGATCTAATAAACTGTCCGTATTTACCTCTATAAAACTTGTTGGCTTCATTTAAGGCTTTTTGTGTTTCCGTGCCTTTTAGGGTTTTGTCCCGAACCCCAGTGAGTTCTTTACGCATAATTCTAGCAAACCCGGCAGTGCTTTTGACAGCTTTAATGTCTCCAAAATCTGCTCTTTCTGCATATTTTTTAATCATATCATCTAACTGCTTATATGACATGGTTTTAATTGGCTTAAAGTCTTTCATGCCACCCTTGAACTCCAAGGGAAGCTTGTCTCTTAATGCCTTTAACACAGCTTCGTCGGAGAGACCAGTCTTCTCCATAGCCGTAGCAAAAGCTCTAGCAGCGTCTAAATCTATTTCATCTAACCCGGACCCACCTTTAGCTATAGCTCGCCTCATGGCCCCCAAGACGGAATCTACGTCGTAGAAAATACCCTCATCGGTTGCCTTGATGGTTACATTATCAAACAAGTCCCTCTTTGTCTTTTGAGCAGCATTAAATGCGTTTTGTAATCCTCCTTGTATTTTATCACCCGTTGGTCTGCGACGAAACAAACGCTCGGTTCCACCTATTCTTTTTAATTTAGTCTGCAATATTTGTTGAACTGAGCCTGCTAATTTCGGGTCGATAGCCGTTAGGTCATCGCTCAACCTTGTAAGCTGTTCTGTTAATCTATCTCGAGTAACCTGCACTACTTCTTGTATCGGTCTGGGAGAACCACCATTAAGGGCGTTTAACATACCGTCCAGCTCATCAATGTTGTTTTGATACAGTTTTCTAATAGCAGCACTATTAGCACTTGCTCTTTTTTCAGCGGCAGCACCTGCCCTGCTGCTTAAACCACCAAGACCAGCCTGCAAATTTGGAACTAACTCAGTCCCGTCATCTAGAACCTTAGTAAATGTTGTTCTTAAATCCTGCATATTGGCTCTAAGTCCTTGTGCGGAGAGGTCTGCACCTTGCCCTGCAAACCCACTAAGCCATTGACCGCCTCTGATTATTGCAACTTCAGGTAAAAAAGATATAGCTGCTTCAGTTGCTCGTCGTGGGACAATTTCACCTAAGTCTGGCGCGGTATAGTCATAAGCCGCTACTAGGCTATCTTGAACGACCCCAGCCGTAAGGTATGATGCCGCAGAAATAGAAGCAAGTTTAACAGAAGATCCCCACCCGGCTGTAGCAAGCGGAGCTGACAACGCAGGAGCTTTTGTTACTACAGCAGCTGATACAATTATAGGAATAGCAGCCGTAGCACCAAATTCCGCAATGTCACCAAAATCTAAGCCTACTTCGTTTACAAATTTATACTTGGCATCCTTACCTTCTCCGCCAGATTTTAACATTAATCTGTATTTGCCGTCAACTGGAACTGCTTGGACGTTATCATAGCCATACTCGGATCTTAAATACTCGAGCTTTTGACCAGGTGTTGGTCTCATTCCAAGCTTTCCTCTGTCAAGATCACTAATTCCGCTAGTAGCATCAATATTTGATATTGGAACACGTAACTGTAATGCCGTATTTCGTTCTAGTTTGCGAGCTATCTTGTCTGTGTCTAGCTTAGCACCGCTTGAATCATATTTATACGAGCCATCCATCAAACTCTGACTAGCTTGTATGATAGATGATCCTATGAGCTCATTAGCCAACTGTTGTGTTGGTGCTTCTGTGCCAAAGTATTCAATAGTATCACCAGTTACGGGATCTGTAAGATTTAACATATTACTTAGTTTGAGAGTTTTGCATCAAATCGCGAGTCCTTTGCTCAACAAATTGTTGATCGGTAGCATCTGGAATCAGATTAAAAAACCGAAGAACGCTTCCATTGGTAGCCATGTTAAGCGGGCCTCCAAAACCCGGTATTCTGCTTCCAGGCATATCTTGCAAACCAGCATCTATTTTTCTATTTATATCCCTACCAGTAAACGTAGACGCATCCCTCGCTTGGGCTATATCAGATTCTCTTACAGCTTGTTGTTGTTTTGGACTCGGCTGCTGAGCACTCACAGTATATTTTTGTGGCATTTCAATTGAACTAGCATAGCTTCCATTTCTGGCTACTGTTGCCATTCCTGATTGGGTTTGAGTCTCGTGGGTATTTATATCTTTTAAGATATTGCCCAGTTGTCTAGCCGATACCCCAGAAATTGAATTAACTGCCGATAAACCATATTGATCTACCATAGATTGGTAAGTGTTGTATGCGGTTTTGTTTCTCTCGTAGATGTATCTTTCAGTAGCTTCTCTAAGTTCTTGATTAGGAAGATCTTGAGATATAGTATTGCCTGATTCTATAAGGGATGTGAACTCAACAACAGAAACTTGTCCTAGCCCAGTAGCACCCTGCGTTGAAGCTCTCTTGAGCTCCACGATAGTATTAAGAGCAGAGTCAGACCTAAGTTGCGAAACCGCTTTTGCAACTTCCACAGGAGAAGCACCATCAGGAACAAAATCTAAACCAATTTTACCTTGAACTTTTCCAGTAAATCCACTTACGCCACCGCCTGGAGCTTCCAACAAGTTAGAGTAAATACGCTCAGCAGCGTCGTGCATATTGTTGGTGTCCAGTAACAAGCTCACAAATCCAGATGACTCTGATTTCCAAGATTTAGCAAAATCTTCTTTTCTTTTTCTTGTTTCCTCGGATGTAAGAGGAACATAGACTTCACCTCGGTCAGCAGCTGACGTTGCTATCTTATCCGCGTCAGATGGGTCTACTCCCGAAGCAACAAGTTCGGCTGTATATGTTTTATATGTCGGCAAAAACTGCACATTGCCATCGCCATAAACATATTTTTCTTCGGCTTGGGCGAGCTCTTGATTTGCTTGAACTCTTTGAGTTGCTTGTGGCACACTTACGCCTTTTTCTTGAACTAAAGCATTGACCTCAGCACTGTCCACGACCTGAGGATCAGCCGTAACCACTTCGCCTTCTGAGTTTGTGAATACGGGCGCATTAGGGTCAGCTTGGGTCGATACGGGTGCTACCTCTGGTGTCGCCACGGGAGCCGCCACAGGGGCTTGTGTAGTCATTACGGAGGATTGTGGTGCAGTAGCAGGAGCACCCCGAGGAATCATTGCTCCAGCAACAGGTCTGACCATCGGATCGCTCGGGTCAGTAGCGTCAATAGCAGCAGTTGAAGGAACTCCAACGGGTCTATTCATATTGTTAACATTTCCACCAGGCGAACCACCAGAGACTCCAGCAATTGCTTGAGCTAGTTTTTGTTGTGGATCTACGCCAGGGTTCTGCAGAGCATATAGTTCGGCATTAGATACATTCGTTTTAGCCCTGCTTGCGTCGCGAGCTGCGTCGGCTTGATCTATTTTAGCTGCAGTTAAATCATTGTTAAGTTTATTGTCTGATGTCTGTGCCGTTAAAGCTAGCTGTTTTTGAACAGAGCCTAAGTAAGACGATATAACCGAGTTGTCTTCTAGTGTTGCACGACCCTGAGTAGCTTTGGTGTAGGCTTTTTGTATGCGAGGAGGAGCGTTATTTAGGGCTTTTAACAGATCTTCATTGTTGTCTATAGCACCCATCCATGCGGCTTGTGCATCAGCGGAAGTCCTGTTGTTCATTGTAACTTCAGCCAAAGAAGCCCGGATGCGAGCATTCTTTTCCTTGCTTGCAATTAATTCTTGATCTTGACCGCGAATAACAGCTTGAGTTAATTGACTATAGTCCGCAGTTGCTACCTGTGGATTTATCATTGCTTGATTTACTTGAACCATAATCTGTTGCCTACTTTATTAATTTTAATCAAAAATACTTCCAAACCAGTCGAATACGGTTGCTACCGTGTTTACCCCAGCATCAACAGCAGCTCCGACGACGTTACCACCGACTTCAAAACCAGCTCCTAAGAGGTCTGCTCCTACATCAAAAGCACCTCCTACGAAATCTGCCCCTGCCCCAATGGCATCGCTTCCAAGTCCTACAGCTCCTGAACCCAGAGTTGTAAGACCACTTAAAAATCCACCATTACCACCACTGCTACCAGTTTGAGGTGTTGTGACGTAAGGAGTATTAAAACCATTGCCACCGCCAGCAGTTGAATTTCCATATATGTCTGTTGCGAAAGGATTTGCACCTCCAGCGGTTGAATTTCCATATATGTCTGTTGCAAAAGGGTTACTAGTGGTAGTTGTCCCAAAATTAACTCCCGAACCAGATAGATTACCAGTGTTAAACAATGAATTTCCATCATAAGGTATCCCTGAGTTAGATGACGTGCCAACGTTAAATGACGAATTTGGATCAAAAGATATCCCTAAGTTAGATTGCGTGCCAGTGTTAAATGACGTGCCAGTGTTAAATGACGAATTTGGATCAAACGCAGTAGTAGATGTCTGTGAATTACCGCCAAGAGCATTGCCTATTCCTCCTGCTACGCTAGAAACTAATCCTGCTCCAGGAATGTTGGAGTTTGATGCAGCGTTTGCAATATCTGTAAATGTTCCTCCTAGACCTGAAATCGTAGAGTAAACCTCTCCTACTGTCTGTAATCCATTGTTAAAAAGATTTAACCCATTTTGCAATTGCTCAAGGAATCCGAGTTCGTTTTGTTCTCTAGCAGCGTTAATCGACTGCTGATAAGCTTGTTGTGCTCGTAAATTATCTAAATAGTTTTGATTATTTTGATAATTTTGCTGAGCTGCACCAACTGCGTCAGTAGCACCATACACGGGACTAATAGTTCCAACACCACGCTCGTAAGGAGAACTGCCAGCTCCTAGTAATAAACCAGGAATCTGACTCGTAAAGTTACGACTCATGTTAAAGGTGTTTCCACCCGCTGTTTGAGCTCTAGCTTGTCTCTGCGCTCTAGCGTCCTCTGATCCAATTAGACGCTCATAGAGCATACTTGGGTCGCGCTCTCTTCCTTGCAGGGCAGAAGTTTGGAAAGCATCTTCCGTGATCTGAGCTTGTCTTGAAGGAGAGAAGTTGCCCAGAGCTTCGTTATACAGCTCGTCTGACATTGCAGATTGATACTGTAGTTGCCTTCTAGCAACTGGGTCAGTTCCATACAATGCAGCAGCGTAATCTGTTCCGTAGTTTTGAAGTAATCCTAGGTCAGAGTCGCGTTGAATTTGCCTTAGTTGATTTACTAGACCTTGTTCTTGCCCCGCAAGAGTAGCAGTTCTATCGAAGGCAAGACCTTCAACCTGCCGTTGATACATATCTATAAGGTTTTGTGCATCTACTTGAGCTAGTCCTCCGCCCCTGTATCTGTTTGCAACTTCAGGGCCGTAAAGAACTTCCAATAAACCAAAGGTTGGGTCATACGCGTCACCGTATCCAACTTCTCCTGCGGGAATACCACCTGGGCCTCCTTCAGTAAATTGAGGGCCTAATCCTAATTCATTTGCATTATAATCAGGTGTTCCAGGAGGTGTTCCAGTTCCTGCAAGTCCAGGGTTAGGCTGCGATCCAGGAGTCCCAGGCATTTCTGGGGCAGGAGTAGTCCCTGG